TAGTATTACCCCGCCAGTCGTGACTTGTGACAAATGATTTTGTATACATTTTACAAGTCACTTCATAATGCGATTACTCAAACCAAAAGAGTATTCTCAAGGAAAACGCATATTCGGACAAGCTTTCGCAACAGCAGGAGCAGCAGCCATGCGCGCACGAAAACGATCACGAGGATATAGTCGAACCAACACCGGTCGTAGGACAGGAATGCGTAGCAAGAAACGTATAGGCCTAGGCCGAACGCTTACCACACGTCAGAAGGATTTCAGTAGAACGTATGTTCGGAAACCAATGCCATATCGTAAAAAACGAAAGTGGGTACAATTCAAAAATAAGGTAAACACCGTAGCAGAAGATGAACTAGGTACACAGACAGTCATTTTCAACAACCAGGATACAGCTGGTATAACCGAAGGCGTAGCAGGAGGACAAGGAACCCTTGAAGCAAGTCTATACGGCGTAGCCGGAAGGCCAGACCGTCACAATGATTTAGCAATTGTCAGAGGAATGCTCAATGATGGAGATCCAACAGCAGCAGCCGGAATCAATGTAGATGATACAACGAAATATATATTTCATTCAGGAGTATTAGATATTACATTACGAAACACCTCAAAACAACGAGAGACCGCAAACGACCCATATATCCCCTGGAATGAATGTTCACTAGAAGTAGACCTCTATATTATATCTAGCAACAAGAAATGGCAACCAGACACACTATCAATTCGACAATGTCTAGACAGTGGATTCGCTACCACTAAAGGATTAGATGGAGCAGGAAACCAATTAACACGTAGTAAACGTGGAGTAACAGTATTCGATTGCCCTGATGGCATATCAAAGTATGGACTTCAAGTACAAAAGAAAACCAAATATTTTATCCCATATGGACAACAAGTAACTTACCAGATGAGAGACCCCAAACGACATGTGATGCGTCGAGGAAACATGAGTACCGGAAACTATGGAAACACACCTAACAAACCCGGATTAACGCATTATGTATTTATTAGCTATAAACCAGTCACCGGATTACCAAATCTCGCAGATATTAACAATATTCCACAATTATCAATGGGCAACACTCGAAAGTATATGTTCAAAGTAGAAGGAATGAACGATACACGAGATGAATATAAATCAGGAAGTATCGTAGATTTCAATTAGGAGGAAAATTAAAGTAGTTTAAATGAAGGTCTTCAATAGAATTCAAATGTTCACTCACTCCAAGCGCCGGCATGTATATGATGTTCGTAAAGCGTCGATATAGAGATTCAACATAGCTGTTCTTGTACCAAGTATTAGGATGATGATTACTAGTAATAACGATAGTAGTAGCCACACATTGACATTGCCCTCCTTTCGTTTCAAGGAGCAATGGGTATCGATCACACAATCTGAGCAACATGTCGAATGGGATCCATCCGTAAAATTCATCAATGATGATGGTGGACTCGCCGGAGTATCCACACCACCAGTTAGACCGCTGTTTCCAATATGCATCGGGATATTGTTCCATGCAGAATCTGGACTTTCCAGTACCAGTGGGTCCCACAATGATGATGACTTTATCAATAGTCGATCTCTTTTTAGTATTCAAACAACGATAACGTTCAAAGGCTTTATAGTATCTTACCCAACTACCAAAATGTGCATCAGCCACATCCAATTCAGATGCGCCAGCTTTAATCTTGTCTTTAATTACATTTAAGTCAGTGCTCTTCGGATTCTTCTTCAAATATGAATTCAATTCTTCTTGCGACAGGCCTATCAAATAAGGTCCGCGCACACGTGAGTCTTCCTTCAAACAATAGGTCAATGCCTGGGCCCTCGACCCCAAACGCTGCTCCCAATGTCCTCTTTCTAGCATTCTCTTCATTTTCGACATTCGGACACCGCCGTTTGTTTCTATGTACCCTTGGAGATGTGGGGTACCACTCTCCCCCATCTCCACCTGGTACACAACAAATTTTATCCATGGCTTCTCTTCTTTCAATACCTCTTCTTCTTCAGGAGTAAAATTGTTTAATGTTAGACACCAATTGCGACAGGTCATCTTTGCAAATTCAAAAATGAGCGATTGGATGTCATAGCTTTAGATTGTTCTAGAAGCTTTCTCTTCAACTTGCAGTTACCCTACAATGGTTAGGACCAAATACCCTCCTAGGGTTAGGGTTATCAGGATACAGAGATGTCACAAGGCGGGCA